GGACAGGTTTTTCAAAGTGACGGTACGACCGATGTAGTCGGAACCGCTGGGCAACGTCACAGAGACATTGGCAGCAGAGCCGTTGCACACCACGTAGTTGTCTGAATCACCGAGGCTAAAACTAGCAGTCTTAGTCACAGGTGCGTTCAAATAAAACGCGGTCAGCGCAGGATCGGAGTACGCAACACCGACGGGTTTATTGTTTGCCATGATGCGTCCTTTATAAACGGGGGCCGAAGCCCCCATTGGGTTTAGGCAACGCGATACAGCGACCAAGCACCGTCGCCGGTTTTACGGGCGCGGAACAATTGGGCGGTACCAGCGGTAGCCACGACGGTCATCAGACCAACCAACGTCCAGCCGGTGCCAGCAACCAGCGTAATCACGCCAGAACTAGAACCGTCCACGTTGACAACCGACAGATCAAACGACACGCCAGCTTTGGTAGCCGAGGGCAGTGCAGCTTCAAGATCGGCCACGGTGGGCAACGTGTAGCTGGCAGCAGACGTACCAGGCGAACCCAGCAGAATGTTGGACAGCACTTGCGCGGCGGTCAAAGTGGCCGTAGCGGTTGCGGTTGCGGGAGCCGGAATGACCCGGAACGATGCTTCATTAAGGTTGCCATCACCGAGTTGATAGCCGCCAGAACCATTAGGGAGAGCCATGATAAATTCCTTTCAAAATTAAGACGTTGAAAGGGGCCGAAGCCCCGTTTCAGATCAGCCCCACAAACGGCAAGCCATTTGCGGACGAATGACGCTGTAACCGTACAGAACGTCAATACGGCAAGGCATCCGGTCATTGTTGATATCGTACTGGCGAACCACACGCATGGAGATGCCGTTGTGGACAGCGCGAGCGGCCATATCGACACCCTGGGGCAGCAACAGGTCAGCCGTAGCAAACGTGATCGCGTCTTTGTGGTAGACCAAGTTCTGAGCGTAGGCGCTGGCAGAAGAACCGAGCATCGTCACGACGGCAGAAGCCTGTGGGAATGCGTCGATGGTAGCTAGGGCTTGATCAGCGGTGTACATCGCGGGGCTGACAGTCAGCGTAGCGGTGGACGAGCCAGAGGCGGCAGCGGTCACCACGAACTGCTGGAGCGAACCAGTGGACTCGCGGGTCTGCGGGTTCACTGCGTACACACCGGCCACGGTGAACACATCGCCCACGTTCCAGGTCTTGCTGGAGCCGGTGAAGCTGATGCCCAGGGTGGTTGAACCTTGGGTAGACACAGTGCTGGTCACGGTGATGCCAGTGCCCCACGAGCCAGTGGTGTGCTGCTTGATCGACTGAGACATGTTGATCTCGTCGAAGCCCAACACGCCCATGCCCATCATGCCGTTCTTGAACTGGCGGCTGATGGTGTCGGTGGGGTTGAACAGACCTTTCATACCTTCGACCAAACCAGCGTTAGCAGCGGGGTTGACGGTGGCATAACGGGGCGACATGACAGCAGCAGCTTCGTTCAGCTTCTGCTGCGCTTGCAACAGAACCAAAGAAGTAGCGGGAGTCGTGCCGGGAGTGCCCACGGACTGATAGATGCTCTTGAAGCTGTTTGCCACATCAGCGTCGATAGACGATGCCAACTGGCTGATACGAGGCTTCAACACACGCTCTGCGAAGTCGTCCAATTGCATGGTCAATTCAGCAGAGGTGAAGTTCACACCGATGTGCTTCTGGCTGGAAACAGTCAGAGTGGTGTACTGCTCGTTGTCGTCCTGAACTTGCAGAGCGGCACCGTCAGTCACCAGAGCGCGGTCGGGCAAACGGATACGGAGGGTCGAACCAATCTTGGCACCTTCGACAGCGAAGCTGTCGTCGTACTGACGGTTCACGTTGCGGGTGAGCACCAGATTGTTCTCGAGAATTTCGAGAGCCTTTCGGGTGATCATGTCAATGGTAAGAATACTATTCGCCATGATGCGAGTCCTTTCAAAGTTTTAGCGGTTCATCTGTGCTTGCATCTTCCGCAACTGGCGGGCGCGTTCAGCTTCAATCCATTCCGACGCACTCATGGTCTTCGTAGAACGAGGATCAGTCGTGTCGTATGACGGGTTACCGCTGGTTCGTGCTGTTACAGGTGTGATAGGTGCTGGCGCAGACGTTGTGGGTTTGACAACGGGGTTGCTGCCAAGTTTGGCCTCAATTTTCCCGATCTCTCTTGCCTGCAAAATAGGGGACAAACGAGAAATGCGGTCCGCTTCTTTCGGATTCGATCCAAACCAGTAGGCCAGATCGGGTCCAATTTCAGAAGCCTGAATCGCTTCGGCCATCGAGTCGGTGATTCTGACGCTGGGGTTGTAGGCGACTTGTTCAAAGTCATCGTACTTGTCCCGTGCGGCTTCTTCACGTTCTTGATACGCGGCTTGCGTCGCAGCCTGTTGCTTCTGGCGTTCACGAATCTCAAGAAGCTGATGGGCCTTGCGCTCGGCCAATGCGTCAGCATAGGCTTCGTCAGACTCAAAAGCACTGCGATCCAGATCGCCTTTGGGCATCGACTGCGCGGTTTGCACTTCTGCCAACCGTGCTTGCTGCTCCCGTTCCCATTTGCGCTGTTCTCTTGCGAGGCGCTTGCCGATGGCAGCATCGAGTTCTTCCTGGGTGAATGTCTTCGTCGCAGGTTGTTGCTCGGGCTGATTCTCAGCTACTTCCGGCGCATTTTGTGCAATATCCGTGGTGGCCGTCACCTCGGTTGCTGGCGCGGAGTCTACTTCCGCTAAGGCTTGTTGGACTTCTTCAGTCATTTTGTCGATTCTTTAGAATCCCTGGTCAACTGGGCCAGTACAGTTTTTTATCTTACACCGACTTACGCCGGTGTCAAGATGGGTTAATTTGCGCTAAAAGCGGTTTGATACCAAGCAGTTCCGTCACAAACAAGCGTGATTGTGTCATTGGCGGTCATAACTTTGTCAGCAGCGCCGCTTAAATACATTTTTAATTCGCTTCCGCTTGGTGCAATACCATTTTTTAGCGTTGTGTTTCCGGTTTCATCAATAAACGTCAATGTCTGACCAGAAGCGCCGCCAATCAAACCCGTTACGTTTGTAGCAACCGTGTTAGCAAGAATATAAACAGCACCTTGGTCAACAGTAGGTGTTGCGCTGTTGTTCGTCAGTCGCACAGTTCCAAACGATTGAAGCGCAGCAATTGATTTAGAACGTGATGGTGTTGCTGGTCGGGGGAAGGCAGAAGTGTTTTGACCAAGACTGTCTAACGCAGACAAACAATTCGTCAATGTTGCATGAACATTATCTTCAAAGTAAAAATCGTAAAGATTAGCACTTTGGAAAATACAGTTTTGCACATTCACATTGTTTGATCGACCAGCACCCGGATTTTGAGCATAAATCCCATAATTGACGTTTCCACCGAGCGCCAAACAATCACTTATGTAAACACCGCCAGCGTTATAACGATGGTCATCTAGTCTAATGTTTGTGCCAACGTTGGCCTCAAACCAGGTATTGTTGATGATTGCGCTTGCGCCTTCACCATTAGGGCTTGTATTTTTAATTTGAATGCCACCATGATTGGGGTCGTTAGCGCCCCTGCCATTACCTTCAAAATCGCAATCAAGTACACGCAACATTGCACCATCTTGATAACGCAAGCCAAAAGTTTTGCCTTCCCAAAACGAACAATCACGGAACGTGACAGCATTCGGTGGCGTTGCGTATCCTGAGAGCTGATAAACATCAACCGTGTATTCAGATGCGTAACGGAAAGTGCATTGTTCAAAAGTACCAAGCAACGATGAACGAACTGCAACACAAGTGTTAACAGTTGTTGCGCTACCTTGAAACCAACAATTTTCAACACGCCAAAACGCAATGTTTTGCAACCAAAGAAGATCATTTGTAGTGGTGTTGCCATTCTGAAACTTTATGTCCTTAATGAACATATGGTAGCTTTCAGCGGCTGCTGTATTGGTGCTTAAAACTTTAAGCAACGGACTTGTTACGCCCGTTGATTTAATGGTAGTTGCAGTCCATCCATCACCTTGCATTGACACAAATGGAACATCAATTGTCAAAACACCGCTGAGATAAATTCCTCGCGGCAAATAGACAACGCCTCCACCAGTACCCAAACCGGTGTTTACCGTGGCTTTCGCCGCATCAATTGCCGCTTGAATTGCTGAAGTGCTTGGTGTTGCCCCCGTAGGATCAGCACCATAATCAAGGACGTTAAATACCGCCCCGTTAATCATTGCAAAGGATGCTTTAGTGAGCGACATTTTTATCCTCAGACGATGTAAGTGAAACTAAAAATTATTTCACTTGTGTTGACAAAGTTGGTGTTATCAAGGTTTGATCGAACACCAGCAGTTGTTTCTTGGTAAAGAGTTGCAGTCGCCGCATTTGTTGTTACAGCAGCAAACATTTGACCGCTAAAAGTTATGCTGTACGGAAGGAGAGAGCCAGGTCCATAATTACCAGAAGCATTTTTGGATGTATATGGTAATCCTGTAATTGTTGCATTTCCAGTTGATGAACCTTTGTTTGTTAATGCAACATAACCATTAACAAATACTTGTCTGCCGATTCGAGTATAGAACCCATATTGAGCGCCATATGTAATACCAGTAGTTCCACCACCAAAAGCGATTCCAGCGGTGAACGTACCTTCCTCATACCAGTTCAGCAACTGGCTGGTTTTTCCCGCTGCGCCAGTGTTGGCGGTGAAGTTGATGCCTTTGGCGGCTGTGCCTTGGACTAGGTTTCCTAAAGACCAAGTGATGTCTTTGGTTGAGGTGTCGGCGTGAAGAACCATCGACCCCGACAAATAAAGATCAAAGCCGTAGTTGTATTGACCGTACAGTGTTACGTTGCTGTTGTTTGACACTGTGCCGAAATGGATACGGCCTGCATTGGCATCTGGCGACAAAATCGTTATGCCTGCCGCAGCATTATTTTGAACAACCAGATCATCAGCATTGGTTGGCGCTGTGACAGCGCCGGGGCTTGTACCCACAGTGCCAGAAAGCATGGATACCGCACGGCCCGCAGTCAAATTGGCAACGCTGACTTGCTTGGTTACGCCACTTTGAACAATCGGCAATACCTCAGTTCCCGCCAGCGGCGTGGTCGCTGCGGTCAGGGCTGAGATTTTGGTGTCTGCCATTACAAGTTACCCATCGACACCCAAGTGCCAGGCGTGCCAGAAACGGTACAAACCCAACCTTTAGGCTGACCAACAGTTGCTGACAAGTTGTAGCAAATATCGCCTTGATTCCAAGCAACAATCTGCGCCCCTGCGCGAGCAGCAGGGCTGTCGTTGCCCCAGTGAAGTTTGCTATCTCCAAGACGAATGTAATGCTGACTTGGATGAACTGCGGCTCCATTGGCAGAACCCAAACCAACGCCAACCTCAAACTTTAGTCCGTATGTTCCGACAGAATTGCCATCAATCAAACTAGCGTTGTGGTATGTTGTCCACGCCACATTCCCGCTTGCAGGTTCATTACCTGAAGTTAAAACGTATTTCGCAGAATAATATGTCTCATTGATTGGGCCTTGACCAGTCAATAGTTGGTTTTGTTCCCAATAAACGGTAGAACTGTTTGCTGCTCGGGAAATTCTTGGGTAGCCGCGCCCTTCAGAAATAGACCCCGACCAAGTATTGCCAACAAAATATGGCGCTGTGGCATAGCCTTCAATTAGCGTGTCTTGAATATTGAAACTATTAGCGCCGTTTTCGACATACATCCCATAATCAAACGATTCAATCGAGCCGCCGATCATGCATGAGCCAACGCCGTTTGTACCTGCGTTGACATAAATGCCAGCACTGCCTGTGATGGGAGTTGCCTTACCAACAAACCAACTGTTATAGACGTTGACGCAAGTCCAAGTGTTGTCAACTAAAGGAGTTTTGCCACGCAAACGCAATCCATACTTAAATGCCAATGCGTAGCAAGTGTCAATTCGCAAGCCACCGGAGAACGTAGTGGTCAAATCATCAAAGGTATTCAGATAGATGCCTGATCCAGTGGTTGTTGCAGTGTAAGCACTTCGCACTTGCAAATACAAATTGCTCATCACGCAATTGCGACTGTCCTCACCCGCCTCAACACCATTGCCCGTAGTGTTGTTGATGTAAATGCCAAAACCATCCAGCACACCACCCCACTGAGCACACTTAATTGCGGAAGCAGTTGCAAAAGAATCAATCGTGGTTGCATAACGACCTTCGCCAAAAATGCGAATGGTGGTGTTGGTCACGGTCAAAGTGTCGGTGATTTTGTAAGTACCGGCATTGATCAACAAGTCTTGATTTGCGGCGATAGCTGCATCAATAGCCGCTTGCAAACCAACTGTGCTGTCATCCACGCCCGTTGGATCGATATCAGCAAAATCATTGGTGCTCATGTATTGAGCAAGTTTCGCTTCAACATTGGTCGCCACGCTTCCAGTAAACGGCGGATCGTAAGTTACTTGTGACGCATCCACAGCACCAGCGCCTTGCTGTTGCGTTGTAGTGAACTTGACCTCAGCGCCCACATGCAAACCGCTGTTGAACGTCACTGTGTTGCTGTCAGTCTCGACGTAGGAATACTGAGCGCCGGGGCCGTATTGGTTCACGCCATCGACAAACACAGACAGGCTGTTGGTCGCAGGCTGATAGCTAATACCAAGATTAAATACGGTTTGACCTGCCGTGGCAGTCACAATTTCTTGGCTGTTGGTATACGACACCGAGTTCGAGTTGATGCCGGTGATATTGTCGTAAGTGGCAATCAAAACGTCGTTGCTGTCTTTCAGCACAAACTTGTAGATGACGCCGTCCGTCAGCCAAATCTCGCCACTACCGGACACTCGGCCAGCAGCATCTAGCACGATGGGATTGGTCCACGCGGTCAAACCGTTGGAACTGGTATACGTGGCAGCAGGAGTCGTGGTGCCAGCAGCATAGGTGTACAACTTGCCGCCAGTCAGCACGGCACCCGTGCTGGTGAAGAACTGGGCCGCAACGCCGCCCACGGGAGAGAGATTGACGGCCATTGTTTACTCCATCAAGATCAAGCGCTCAAAGCGGCAACTTTGTCTTGGAATGCTTTAACGCGGGCTTCATGGGCTGCAATTTGGGCAGTCAGGTCGGCGCGTTGCTTGTTGATATCGGCTTGAGTGCTGGCCTGATCGGCCTCTCGTGCAGCCACTTGTTTTTCGCGGGCATCTACTGCCTTCTCACGCGCAGCCACTTGCTTGCCTGCGGCATCAGCGTCAGCCATCATGCGTTTGGCGTTGTCGGCATCGACTTGGGCCGCTGCTTTGATCTCATCAGCCGTGCGCTTTGCGTCAGCACGGACAGCCAGCGCCTCGGCTTGCGCGGACTCGAGTTCAACCTTGGCTTTGGCGCGGTCGGCTGCGGCATCTTCAACCGCAGATAGCGAACCCTGGCGCTTTGCCAGTTCGTCGCGCACTTTCAGCAACTGCACCAAGTCCTTGGGCAACTGCTTGGTGATGTACTCGATGGGATCGGTTGCGGGCGTGTCGTTGGAAATGATCATGGCAACCTCATCAAGAGTAGTAGGTGATGTTCAGTTTTGCGCCGCCAGTTTGCTCGATGAACTGAATCTGGGAGATGTCGCCATCATATTGCAACGTCACGCCAGCAGCCAGGGGCATGCCAACACTTGCGGTCGGGGCCACGCCATCATCACGCCAACGCACGGCCTGGGCCTCGGGAATGATGATTGCGATGCGGGGAGTGCCAGCAAGACCGTTCAGGTCTTTTTGCGGCACAGTCAGTTTGGTCGCTGCACTCAGACTCGTGATCTGCTGGTAACCCAGCACCGAGGTAATTGCTTTGAGGTTGATTGCCATCAGAATCTCCTTCGTTCAGTGAACGATCTTAACTTAATAAACGGATTTTCGACAGAGGGTGTCGGCTGACCGCCAATGACAATCGCTGCCTCATTTCCAACCACCGAGTACGCCCCCGGCAAAGCTGAGATGACTCGATCAACCGAGATTGTGGCCGATTCACCCGAATATCCATACACCCCAAATTCGCATGTGATGTTGCGGACATACGCAATTGTCGCATTTTGTCCGGCGACTGCATACGCCCCCGGATCGGCAGACACAAGTCGCGTTTTGAGGATTGATGCTGACTGACCGCTGACAGCATAACTGCCTGGGGCGGCTGTGACCAGTTTTGACCGCAAAAGGTCAGCAGATTGCCCTGTGACGGCATAGCTGCCCGAGTCGGCTGTGATGTTGTGCCCGCGCCTGAGCGTGGCAGGCTGGCCGTTGATGGTGTAGCTGCCTGAGTCAGCGGTGACCTGTTTGGACCGGTAAATGCTGGCGCTTTGGCCGGTGACGGCATAGTTGCCCGAGGCGGCTGCAAGCACCTTGGAGCGCAGGATTGTGGCATCCTGGCCCGTGACGGCATAGCTACCGGCTGCGGCCGCAAGAGCGCGGCTTCGATAGATGCTGGCAGACTGTCCTGTAACTGCATAACTGCCAGCGGCGGCAGATATGACCTTGCTTCGGGTGATTGTGGCGCTCTGACCGGTGACCGAGTACGTTCCATAAGCCGCCGTGAGTGAGCGGTTTTTGGCGACAGTTGCAGACTGGCCCGTGACAGTGTACGTGCCGTATGCTGCGTCAACAATGTACTGTAACGGTTCAAGGTCTAGCTTCCCTCCATCTTCCTGAACAAGATAGGAGCCATCCTCGCACAGAAGATAGGCTACTAATCCCATACTTACGTCGCTTGGAAGACCCCGTTGGTGCCATCCAGCGTCACGGTTACGGTTTCACCAGCAGCCACGGCTTGTGAACTGCCATAGTCCCAATATGCCACGTTGGTGCCCGTTGTCGAGTCAACCAAAACAGCATACTGGAAAGAAAATCCTGCGCCACTGGCGGTCCAAGCGGTCGGGCTTGACAGCACCAACTTAAACGTGCCGCCAGTTTGCGTGGCGCTCACGGTAGAAGCTGCGTTACCGCCGGTCGTATAACCGTTGCCGTTGGCAACCTCGGTAATCGTGCCAGCGGCTTGGCTGACAGCCGTCGCCAGTTTGATGACCCACGTGTCGGAGCCTGCGTTGATGCCTTCAAACAGGTTCTCGATAGCGGGTTGGAATTTGTTGTAGACGGCCATGACGATCCACCTTATGCCAAAAATTTCAACTTGTAAAGTGTCGTCAAATACAGTTCAACGATGTTGTCGATCAACTGTTGCAGTGACGTATCTTCCTTTTTTGCCACCTTGTAGCGCATTTCCTCAATGTCGGCCAAAGACGACTCGAGGAACTCGATGATGTTGGTGGTTTTTTTGGCCGTCATCAGGCTGATTGGCCCGATGAGGCCGTGACGACCTTGATACGCCTCGGCAAACGCGTCGGCGTGGTCGATGATGCTGTCGTAGAAGGTATTGAGCGCCATGTGCTTGGAAAAGCTGCGCGTGTTCAAATGCACCGAATGGGCCACATCGCGGGCCAAAAACAAGGTGCCTACAAAGTCGGCTGCGGTACTCATTGGGGCATCCCTTCAGGTTGCATCATGGGCGGCTGCTCAGGGGGCATCTCAGCACCCACGGGCATCTCAGCCATCTCTCGATCTTCGTGTCCCATGACCAGATCGTTGCTGTGCATGGCTGCGGCCACAACGCCCATCGCAATGTCTTGAATCTGTTGCTCAGACATGCCAGCCTGGACCGCAGCGATACGCTTGGTTTCGGCATTGTAGGCTTCGACGTCGGCTTTGAACTCTTTGATTGCAATGTCGCGGGCCTCGATGGACTGCTGCACGTTTTGCAGCATGCCAGCCATCTGTTGCATCTCTTGGTTCATGGCCTCGATCTGCTGTTTTGCAGCAGCCAGTGCCGGATTGTCCTCGTCGTCGCCAATGATGGCCGGATCGATGACCTTGGCGAAGCGCTTGGACATCTCCTGGGCACCCGGCCAGTCCATGTTCTTGATGACCAAGTCGCCAGCCACTTTCCACAGGTCAGGGTTGCCTTGCAGCAACTGAGCCATCGCCTCAAGCGACTCTTGACGCTTGGTCTGGAAGCCAGGACCGGTGATCACGCGGACATCGTACTTGCCAACACCAGGGTTGTAGATTTTCTCGATCACGATGCCTTGCTCGTTGACGATCTTTTTGACCGGCTCTTGCTGCATCGGGTTGATCTTGACCATGCCCGACTCGCCGTCTTCTTGGATGATGCGGGCGATGCGCTCGGTGTCGTAAATCTTGGGGATCAGGTCCACAAGCTGACGACCCACGTAGCGGATCATGCGGGCGTAGTTGTCAACGTAGTGGTAGGTGCCGGTGTCGGACTCACGCTGACGCGCCAGGATGGCCTTGCCAGAGCGCTCGTTGGACGTTTGACCCAGCGACGCGTTGTACTGGCCTGTCGTGCTCTTGATGTCGTCAGAAGCGCCCATTTTGGCCTGAATAAGACCGGTTTGGGGCAAAGGTGGGGCCGCACGTTGAGGAAGCGGCAAAACGGCTCCTTGGCCGTCTGTGACATCGGGGTTGACCTCGAGGTAGGGCCAGTTTTGGGTATTGGCAGTTTTCCACTGCATCTCATACCCTTCAAACTGACCACCGTAGCCGATAAACGGTGCCTTGGGGGCCAGCGCCAGCATCTCGGCTTCTTGCGAAGTCCAGTAGTTGTACATGCGCTGCGCGTCTTTGGCGTTACGCACAAGGCCGCTGACGTACAAGCGACCCTCAACCTCGAACTCGTTGCCCACGCAACGGATCACGGGGATGTGAGAACCAGCCCAGTCGGCCCGCTCAAGCACCTCGTAGCCGTTGATTTTGAGCCATTTGATGCGCTTGCGGTCAGATTGACGCTGCTTCAGGGGCTTGATGAACTGCTTTTTGAGCATCCTGTCTTCAGGAGTGCCCTCAAACGCAGTCACGTTGCCAGGGTACAAATTCAGCGTTTCGCGGGTGTTTTCAATGTAGAAATACTCGGCGATACGGACCGTGTTCTCGTTGAGCCACTGGCTGATGGACTGGTCGCCCACACCCAGGGTCTGCAAAGTGGTCAGAGGTGATGCGTTGGGGAATTGGCGCTCATACTCGTCACGCGGCAGGTCTTCGGTGATGAAGCACCAGCGGGCATCAGCGCCGCAGGGGTCTTGAATCAGCGGGTCCATGTAGACCGAGAAGCTGTTTCGGATGCGACCGATCTTGATGTCCTGGTTGAACGTAGCAGCGTCGCAGTATTCGGTCAGGATACGCACGTAGCCTTCACCGTAGGCCACTTGGTTCTCGCATGCGGTGTCGTAGGCTACGTCAGCATCAGAAATGTACTCGATATGACGGATGACACCGTTGAAAATCTCGGCCACTTCAACGTCGGCCTTGTCATCGACGGGGATGACTTTGGGCTGCGGGCGATTTTGTCGCTGCTCGTTGGTGACTTGGTGAACGTGCTGGGGCAGTTTGTTGATGGTCAGGCAGGGGCGGGCGTTGATGGTCTGCCCTTGCACTGCACCACGGGTCGCCAGCACATCGGCGGGCCACTGCCAGTGGTTGTCGGGTGAACCTGCATAGAAACGCAGGTCATCGAGTTCGTCTTCACGCGACTCTGACAACGCAGAAATCGCCATGTCGAGGCGGCTGCGGGCGGTCGAGAGGACTTGCGCGTCGCTTTTGTCCTTGGCCGAGCCGCCTTCACTGACCGCACCGGCAGCGACGACTCCTGTGTAGTCTTGCGGCATGGTTTACTTGATTTTGTTCAAAACTTTGGCAACCGTCGCCTTGACGTTGGTGCCGCTGGGAATGCTACCGTGACAGCCCATACCGGGCATCTTGGAGTAGGTTTCTTTGTTGCGGTCGGGCATGCCAGCGCCGGACATTTTGGGTTCGCGGGCGTTGAGTTTGGCGATGGGTTCGAGTTTATTGCTCATTTTTTACCTTTCGGGGATGATTTTGCAGCGGCGCGTTTGACACTGTATGCGATGGCGACGGCCTGTTTGACCGGTTTACCAGCCTTGACTTCGGCTTTCACGTTTTTGCGGAACGCTTCTTTGCCTGTGCTTTTGACGAGTGGCATATCACTTACCTTTCTTTGCTGTTTTCGCAGACTCGCGGAACGCTTTGTCGGTAGGTGCGCCCTTGGTCCCCGGCTTACGCATTTTCTCTTTGCTGCCAGCGGCAATTCTTGCCTGTTTGGCGTGAATGTTAGCGTAGAGTCCGGGTTTTGTCGCCATGATCAGCACTTCCAGCGTTTGAGCGATGCTTTGGCGCGTTCCGCGTCGCCCTTGGCGTGTTTGACAACACCTTCCATTCGGGCGCAAAACGAGGCTTTACGACCCGCATCGGCTTTGGTTTTGGGGTTTGGGGCAGGAGCCTTGAGTTTGCTACCAGTCGCAGCGTTGTACTTCTCGCGCCCTTTGGCAGTCAAGCCTGCTCCCTTGGACACGGGCAGTTTCTCGCCCCGTCCAACGCTGAGAGACACGCTTTTCTTTGCCATTTACGCTCCCATCCAAGAGGTTGTGATACCCTGCATTCCCGTGGGTCTGCGAATATCTGTGCGCGGATTGTACTCCCGGTGAGCGACAGGAAACGCGAAGGTAACTGCCAGCGCATCTGCTGCATCTGGTGAAGCCAAACCTCGTGCTTTCATTTCCTTCTTGCCCTCCAAGAATATGGTGCCAGCGGAGTTGGGCTTCTTCATGGGGCCGGTCAGGTCAGTTTTTAACTGTCTGTCCTGGGGAAGTGCCGCTGTTTTCAGCCATTCCCGCATCGCGCCCCACATTTCAGCCCGTTTGTTACCCCACATGACAGGGTTCTTCGCTTTCCAGCCAAAGTTTACCCCACGGACTTTGTACCTCTGCTCGTTCAATCTGTCAAGTATCCCGTAACCCAGGCCACCTTCGTCGATGACGGTCAGCGTCGGCTTGAACTCCTCGATCATGTCGATGACGTTGCCGACAGTCGTCATGGTGTCGTCACCCTTGAACCGCCGTATTGCCACGATGTCACGCCCCTGACGCACCACCATGACTGTGGAGTCCATGCCGCCACGGGCCGGGTCGACACCGAGCACCACGGGTGCGCTCATGTCCTTGTACCTGGGCCGCTTCATGGCATCCTCGACCACGCTTGGCATGATGAACTGGTCGTCCCCAGACTTAGGGAAATCCCCATACACCTCGACGCGGGCTTCGTCGGAGTCTTCACCATACTCGGCGATGATCTGCTCGTAGATCGACTTGTCGGTGCCCTCAACGGTCCGTGCGTCGATTTTGCGCGACCTCCAAAAGTCCCGCTTGTTGCCGTCCACCGCCTCGTAGAAGTACCCGGTGTTGCGACGACCGTTGGAGAACGCCAGCCAGTAGCGATCCAAAATGTTCTCGGTAAAGAAGCCCGCAGCCACGGACCAAATGCTGTCGGGGATACCTGACGCTTCATCGAAGATCACCATCATGCCGTCCATGTTGTGAACACCGGCGTATGCGTCTGGGTTTTCCTCGCTCCACAGTTTGCCCTCAGCGCCCCAGTAGCGTGTGCCCTTCTTCAAGTCACGCTCAACGAGATCAGTCAACCATGCAGCAGGTGCGAGTTTGGTAGCGCTCGGCTCCCACCAGTGTGCGTTGATGCTCATCGTGGCCCACTTGGTCAACTCACCCCAGGTGACCGTTCGCA